GAGCGACAATCATATCCCAGTAGTCAGTCGGAAAACTTTCAATAGGAGTCCCTAGTGGAAAATGCCCGCGAATGTAAGCAACTTTTTGAAGTTCTTCTTCTGTCACGTTTCCTTGCGCCATGAGGTCTGTCAAACTCTTTGGTAAGTTCGTGTGATATTGCTCAGGTGGTGTCTGTGGCGTACTAGGAGCTTCATTTTGAGGTTTTTCAGCTACCTGCGACATATTGAGAGGCAATTCTTCTTGAACTTGCTCAGGGGTTTGCTGTGTGGCCTGCTGAGGTGCTGGAGCTACTGGAGGTTGTGGTGGAATAGGTTGCGTTTGTTGGCTCGCAAAGATATGAGCGATTCCAGCGTAATGAAATGGCATTTCGTCAGGTAATCCATGACGGTTCTTAGCATCCCACGCTGGCCGATGGTTGGTATACATCACACGCTCACCGCCCTGCGCTTTCTTCTTACCGTTATCAGTCGTCATGACCAAGGTCTTGTAATTGGCAAATAGAACCATGTCTGCCCATTCTTTGACAAGCGGTGCCGTCTTAGAACCTGTTTTTTGGCCAAGTTTCAATTCGTATCGGTCGTAAGAACCCATCTCGTCCGGCTGTTCAAACTTCTTGATTTGAGCGTGTGCAGTCAATACCACGTTGATCCCCATATCAACCAAATCAGACAAGCTATTCAAGAAACGTCCCATTTCTTCTTGTACATAGGTGTAGCCTTTGCCCCAGCCAAAATCCTCAATTCCTTGCTTACCATGTTGCGAACAGATGTAATTAACTGCCATGGACTCTGCCCAGTCAATCGTATCAATGACAAGCGTCCCGCACTCAGTTGGATTAGCCTTAATAAAAGCAATCTCATTGATCAGCATGGTCCAGCTGGTCGGCTTGTCGAGTCGTGCCACATCCATGTTATCTGTCGAACCTTCCGTATCGATGAAGACCGCATTTGGGAATTCAGCAGCAAACGTGGACTTGCCAATTCCTTCCGGACCGTAGATAACTATCTTTTGAGCTCGTGCCCGTTTTCCTCTTGTGATTTGCATGTTTTAAAAACCTCCTTGCCATATTGGTGCGACTGTTTCGGCGTGTCCTTGCTGAGCGGAACTTTCAAACTTCACTGGTTTAACGCTATACCCGTCTTCAATCAGAATGCTACACTCATCTCCCGTTGAAACCCTAGTTGCAATAGCTTGCAAACCTTCTTGCTCAAGCCACGCGCCAAATTCCTGCAAAGTCAGCTGATCCATTTGTTCCAGCTTGTCAATCAACACAAAGCCACATTCTGGCTTCAATTTACGCACGATTGCAGTCGCAACTTGTAATTGCTGGCTACCAGACATGTTATCCCAGCGCTGTCCAAGGTAGAGCAATTCGCCATCATCCACGGACAAACCAGGTAACGGTAAATCTGCGTTTGTAAGCAAGTCTGTCTTCTGCTTGCGGATGTCAGCAATCACATTATCAAGTTCCTTGTATTGCTCGCGATAACCCTTGGCGTCTTCTTCTGCTTTATCCTTGTCCAGATTAGCACGCACTTTACGATTGATTTCGTCAATCTCTGCGATGTTGTTTTCAATCTCCTCAGTCGATTCATCGAGAAGGTCCATAGCATCAGTATTCGCGATAGCCAAGTCTTGAGCTAACTGACTTTCTTTTTCTTTGGCATCGGCCAGCAATTGCTCCAATCGTTCAACCTCTGCAGTTGCTGAAGCGTGTTGAGCCTGGATAGATACCAAGTTCTGACGCTTACGAGCATTCTCGCCATTCTTAGCAAGGATAGCCTGTTGTTGTTGGATAAGCTCAGCGATAGAGACCAATTCTTTCGGTGCCTCTGGGTAGTAAGGTTGTTCTTTTGCGAATTTCTCCTTTTGGTCAGCAATCACACCGATTGCGTGGCGCTCGTCATACTTGGCCTTTTCTTGCATTTCCAGTTCAGCCAATTGCGGACCGACTCCGATGATTTGTAGCAGAGTTTTCGCTTTCTCTTTGCTGCTCTGCTCCATAAATTTTGGCAAGTTGATAGCTAGTTCCTCCACAAAGCTATCCAGCAAGTTTTGACCAGCCTTATTACCACTCGGGTCAATGACCTTGAGAGTACTGTTCTTTCCACTACGCTCCACAATCAAGCCATTTGATAGCGTGATTTTTAAGCTAGGCGGAATTGTACTGCCTTCTCTCTGAGCTTGGCTAGGTTTGTACTTGTTACCACCCAACGCCCAAGCAATCGCGTCCAGCACGCTTGTTTTTCCCTGATTGTTATTTCCACCGACAATGGTTAAACCAGTCGCTGATGGCTCTAATTTGACCGCTTTAACACGTTTGACGTTTTCAATTTCTAGTTTATTAATCGTCACCATATTTTTCTCCTTAGTTTCAGTTGAAAATTCTCTGCTTCTAATCTCTTTCTTAAAGATTGTTCCTGTTGCAATCGCTTCTTGAGATCATCGATTTCATGTTGCATACGCGCCATCATTTCTAGGTCACGCATTTTCTCTCTGCACTTGCAAGTGGACAAATCCCACGCTTGTCTATCCCATACGATTTGCATATCGCATTCTCCGTGGTTCTTGCAAGGCTAGAGGTTCTGGGTGCAAGCCTTCAGGGCGTTCATTGTCAAACGTAAACCCTGGAAACTCTCTGCGAATGTTCTTGCGGATTTGTTGACGTTCAATTTTTCGCCCGATTTCAATAATATTGTTAAATTCATTGACTTTTTGCGTATCCTGTTCTTCTTGCAATCGTCTTTCTTCAAGTTCCTGTTGTTCTCGTTGGCGCACTAGGATTCCTGCTCCTAGAAACCCGATGACTAAGGCTCCTGCTCCTAAAAGCTGGTTAACTACTGGTGGTTCAAACATTTTTTCTCTCCTCTAATTCTTTCCTCTGCTTCAATTAGCGCTTGATGTAAATCTAACGCTACAACTTTCCAATCAACATTTGTTTCTCTTATAAAGAATGATTTGATTTTCTTAAACAAAATCATGCTACATTCTCCATGTTTTCAATAATTCCATCTACAATATTGTAAAATTGATGGCCAGCCGGCACGATAATTTCTTCATCTGGCTCTAATTTTCGACCGTAAGCATATACTGTTACTTCCATTTTTGCTCCTTTCGTGTTATAATTCAGTTAGTTATTTTGATAAGCGCCTGACTTTGTTAGGTGCTTTTTTATGCTACTCAATCCCATAATCTTCAATAACCTGAAGAATGAAACTGTTCGCTCGTGGACCTTTAGTCGTCCCACTCAGAATATTCGTCACTTCCTGTCGTTTAAAGCCATAAGCAACCGCTAGAGTTGTTTTTTTAATACCTTTGTCTTTTAAAAAAGCATTGACTTTCTCACGACCATTTGTGATATCTGGCATATGTGTCCCTCCCTCTTTACTTATTTGTAAATAAGAAACAACTAAAAATTTAACTATTTTTTGTGTTATTGCTTGACTTTTTACAATCTATTGTTTAGAATAAGAGCATAAGAAAAAGCACTAATAAAACTATAAATACCGTTCGCCAAAACATTTTTATAATTTATTTCTTAGTTGTTTTTTTAGTTGTAACTTACTTACAAAAACTATTGTAAACTATTGATTGTGTTTTGTCAACGATTTTACACACAAAAGTTTAAATATTTTTTGTCATGTCTTAGAAAGGCTGATAAATCAATGTTTTCTTTGTTTGAAAAAATTAAAGAACTTTGTCAAAAACGAGGAATTTCTATAAATTCTCTCGAAGAAACACTCGGATATAGCAGGAATACAATCTATAGCATGAAGAGTAAAAAACCAAATGCTGAAAGATTGCAAGAAATCGCTGACTACTTCAACGTGTCCACCGACTATTTGCTTGGACGTACTGATAACCCAAACATTGCCAACTCAAAAGAGCAATTCTTTTTTGAAGGCAAAGAGGTAAATGTTGAAGAACTCGCTTCGACTGCTATGCGCTTCAATGGTAAACCATTATCAGATGAAGATAAGAAAGCAATCCAGAATATTATCGAAATTTATCTACGAAAAGGATAAATAATTTATGACAGAAAAGGAATTAGCCTATAATTTAGGTATCAAAATTCACATATTTGAAGATGTTCTTTTTCCTGACGAGGCATTCTATATACCTGATTTAAAAACAATGTTTTTAAGCGACGCAATCTCTGAAGATAAAAGGGTTCAGGTCGCTCTGCATGAAATAGGACATCGCAACCATTCGCCAAATATTTACGAAAATTTCCGTGAGAGGTGCGAACTAGAAGCAAATCGCAACATGATTCATCATCTCATGAAAGCAGAACTAGATATCGCTGAAGATACTAGCACTTTCAATTATTTAGCATTTATGGAAAAATACAATCTAAAAACTATAGCTGATGAAGTTATGGTTAAGGAAGAGTATTTAGCACTTGTAGGATAGGTAGAAAAAATATGAAAATAGGAATGAGAAAACCAAGTCTAACCAGAAGTTTTAAAGCTAGAACCACTAGTAAATGGAAAAGACAGGTCAAAAAAGCTATTATCCCAGGATATGGTAAGAAAGGGATGGGATGGATTAAAAATCCAAAAAAAGCCCTGTATAACAAGGTTTATCATAAGACAACTTTTGGACTTTCAGGTTTGTTTAAATCATCCAAAAAGAGAAAAAAGAAAGTAGTCACCAACAAACGACAATCTATTCTTACCTCTAATAGCAAGAAGCAACACACAGCAAAAGATTACAAAGAGGCATCGCTTTTTTATCTAGTAATTTCTATAATACTACTTTTTCTGACTCCTCCTTTCGGAGTCATACTTCTGCTCTTTAGTTTCATGATGTTTTTGTTCGGACATTTCACCGCAAAACAAGAAAAAGATAGATAGTGATGGACAAGTAATGCTAGATGCAACAGGAAAAGAGTTGTTTGATAAAGTCTATAAACTAGCTTACAAACTAGATATAGACGACCATAAAAAACTACTCGACAAGATAAAAGAGGTTCTTTGGTTAGATTTATACTAATTTCCAACGAACAATAGCAAAAAGCAACTGTTTCCAAAATGGAAACAACTCAAAAAAAGCCCCACGCTCAGAAGTTTGGCGACCGAGATCGTGAGGCTGTAGGCAAGAAAAAAGCATTAAAAAGCTCTTTTTCTTGTACCCATTTTATCAAAAAAGTGAGGTAAACGCAATGCGAAATAAAGTAGCAATCTACGTCAGAGTTTCAACCGCTTCACAAGCTGATGAAGGTTACTCGATAGATGAACAGAAATCAAAGCTGGAAGCATACTGCGAAATAAAAGACTGGAAAATCTACGATACTTATATTGACGGTGGCTTCTCTGGAGCGAACACCCAAAGACCAGAGTTAGAGCGCTTGATTTCAGATGCTAAACGAAAGAAAATTGATATCGTACTTGTCTATAAACTTGATCGCTTGAGCCGTAGCCAGAAAGATACTCTGTTTCTGATTGAGGATGTGTTTGCCAAAAACGATGTGGCATTTATTAGTTTGCAAGAAAACTTTGACACTTCTACACCATTCGGCAAGGCTTCGATTGGTATGCTATCAGTATTCGCCCAGCTTGAGCGTGAGCAGATAAAAGAAAGAATGATGTTGGGGAAAGAAGGTCGGGCAAAGAACGGGAAATCCATGTCTTGGACTACGATACCGTTCGGCTATGATTACTCAAAAGAAACTGGTATCTTGTCAGTCAATCCAACTCAAGCGCTTATTGTAAAGCGTATCTTCACGGAATATCTAAACGGTAAGCCAGTAGTTAAAATAATCAGAGATTTAAACGCTGAAGGCCACGTTGGAAGGAAGAGACCTTGGGGCGAAACTATAACTAAATACTTATTAAAAAACGAAACATATCTTGGCAAATCGAAATATAAAGGCAAGGTATTTGAGGGACAGCACGATGCTATAATTAGCCAAGAGTTATTTGATTTAGTTCAGCTAGAAGTTGAAAGAAGACAGATAACAACTTTAGAAAAGAATAACAATCCACGACCATTCCGAGCGAAATATATGCTTTCAGGATTGATGAAATGCGGATATTGTGGAGCATCGTTAGGCTTATACGTTGCTCCAAAGAATAAAAATGGAGCATCTAAATACAAGTATCAATGCAGACATCGCTACCATAAAGATAAGGCAGTAAGGTGTAACTCAGGTTGGTACTCAAAAGACGAGCTTGAAAAGAGAGTAATAAAAGAGCTGGAAAGACTTAAATTTGATCCAAAATACAAGGAAGAAACTCTTGCTAAGAAAGACGAAACAATTAAAGTCGAGGATATTAAGAAACAACTAGAACGGATAAATAAGCAAGTATCAAAACTAACAGAATTGTATTTGGATGAAATTATCACTCGAAAAGAGTTAGACGAGAAAAATGCTAAAATAAAAACAGAAAGGCAGTATCTGGAAGAACAACTTAAAAATCAAAAATCAAACGTGATGAGCATCAGAAAGAGGAAGTTATCTCGCTTGTTAAAAGATTTTGATATCGAGAAATTGAGTTACGAAGAAGCTTCAAAAATAGTGAAATCTGTGATAAAAGAGATAGTTGTCACGGGAGATGATATGACAATAACGCTAGACTTCTAAAGGGTTTAGCGCCTTTTTGTATTTTAGTCAAGCTTATCAAGATAACTTTATTATACATATTTTCTTCCTCCTACTTATCTATTCGTAGGAAATCAAAAAAAGTTACAGAAATTTGTAACTTTTCGAGAACCATGAAACCTGTCGCCTGTTGATTTGCCATAATGGTCATATCTGTAATCTGAACACGACGAGGTTGACTGGTCGCATAGACTACTGTGTCTGCAATATCCTGAGCTTGCAAGGCTTCAATTCCTTGGTAAACGGACGCAGCCCGCTCTTTGTCACCATGAAAACGCACTGTAGAAAAATCTGTTTCGACAATTCCAGGCTGAATGGTGGTCACCTTGATATCTGTTGAAATGGTATCAATTCGCAGTCCATCTGAAAAGGTCTTAACCGCTGCCTTGGTAGCTGAATAAACTGCTGCACCCGCATAGGCATAGATTCCTGCGGTTGAGCCCATATTGATGATATGTCCTTGATTGGCTTTTACCATTGCTGGCAAGAAACAGCGAGTGACTGCCATCAAACCTTTAACATTGGTATCTAACATTGTTAACATATCCAGCTCTTCATAATCCTGATAGGGTGCTAAACCTAGAGCCAGACCGGCGTTATTAACTAAGATGTCAATATTCCCTATCGTTTCTAGAATATTGGGGCAAACAGTCTTCAACATGGTTATATTCGTCACATCTAGTGGAAAAGTCCAGACATTTTGATTTGGGAAGGCTTCTGCAAAATCCGCCTTAAGAGTTTCTAGTCTGTCTATCCGTCGTCCAGTTAGAACGACATTCTCCCCCTGTTCCAGATAAGCACGCGCAATCGCTTCACCAATTCCTGATGTCGCTCCTGTAATCACAACATTTTTTGCCATCT